TATAATTGGACACAATAATGCACGGGTTTGTTGGTTATTTATTTGCGTTTATATTTTTTAGTAATGTGTACATAATTTTATTATGTATTTTATTAGGGATAATGCCTGACGTAATTGGCTATGCTGAAAAGCTCATCAAACGAAACCCCACTGCGTGGGATTGGTATTCAAAAATCCATTATGACTGGTGGCCATTGTGGTTAATACCGCCGATTGGATTGCATGTATTAATGGACAGGTTCACGCATGGTGAAGGTAAACGTTGGTGGGTATATAAAGAAAGATTATGGTTGGAGGTGCTATTATGGTTATTGCTTTTATTATTTTTTGGGTTATTTATTATTGGTTAGAAGGTACGCATGATGGATATGTTACAATGCAAGTACTCAGTAGAGCCGCTATGCCTGGCAGCAAAGATAAAGAATATTCGTTAAAGTGGCATAATTGGAGTACCTTTCAACACGCTTGGTTACATATAGTAGCTCCGCTACTATTAGCAACTTCGTTATGGCAGTATTTAATCTTACTAAATATAAGCATTGCGCTGCGTGTATTGCTTCATGATTATTTTATAATGGCTACACGGTTTGGATGGAAAGCAGCGCTTACCACATATCCAACATATGATTACAAGGGAGATTGGTGGGATGGAACACTCATTTATTTGAAAAATAAAGGAGTATCACAGTATGCGCTAAAATTTATCTATCTAACAGGGAGTATTCTATTGTGGGCGCTATTGTAGGGAGAAAATTAACAGATATGTCTGATTTGGCTTTTTACTACGAGCCAACTAAAAATGACGATATTCGCAGAAATAGCACAACATCTAGAGAAGAGAATATAGTAATTACTTCTCCTGCGGGAGCCCGTATTAGTGATGGAGATATAAACACAGGTAGTGTAGGCGTACAAGGTGTTTGTAACGTTTCTGGCAATATGTTTACATCTACTGATACAAACTTAAGTATAAATTTTTGGGTCAACCAGACGGAAGCTGCATATCATTACTTCCCCCTCAGTACTAATTCTGCTCCATACTTTAAAATCAGGCATAGAGGTGGAAATTTTTTCAAATTCACAGCTAGCTACATGAATATTATATTCGGATACAAATCTCCTTACTATAGAACCAATACCGTTGTTAACTATAAACAAATATTTTCACCGTTTGCACTTTTTGCAGGGATAAAGAATTTAGATGGCACTATGACTGGTAATGTTTTGCTCACTGATTATAAATATGACTTTAATACTTGGTATAATGTGTCATACGTAGTTCAAAGTTCAGGTATAAACGAAGTTAGTATGAAACTGTATGTAAATGGAATACAAGAAGGATTTAGAAGGTATTCTTCATCTCCACTTACACGTAAAAGATTTGTAGGATCTAAAGGAAAATTTACTGATTTTGGAGATGAAACCTTTAGACATGGTAACATGTGGATACACTATAAATATATATTTCACACCCAACCAAATTTTACTAGTTTTTACAATAATCCCCTGCCGTCTGTTAATGAAGTACTTGTGCCTTTTTTATATCCGAATCACGTTTTAAATGGTTTTAAGACATTTAGCGACTCTGGTAGTCCTAAACGACAAAACCCCACAGTTGAGTATGGAAGAATTTTAATGTATGACAGGGCACTTTCTGACCTGGAAGTACAAACTATATATAATAATAATTTAGATATATATGGTTAAAACGAGTTGCGATGCCGTTGGCTTACGCATGTTACGGAGGCTTTTGCCTCCTTCGGGCTGGCATTTGCCAGCCTTTTTTCTTATATTAAGATATAATATTTTAGAGGAATTTTAGATGGCTACAACAGTAAAAATAACCCCCGCATCGGGATTATTAGAATTTTATGATACCGCACAAACTAGCGCTGCTAAGTTATTAAGTACCGACGGAAGTACAATACAGTTATATGCAACTGGTTCAACGTCGGCGTTGACAGGGCCTAGTTTCTCTTCTGGATTTACAGGCGCAGGTTGGAGAGTTGACACTGGAATTGCCACTACAAGTAAGTCTTCGTTTGAAGCAGATAACCTAACTATTCGTGGTACAATGCGCGTGTATGAATTGCTTATAAATCAAATACGTGCTAGTAACGGTAGTTTAGTAATATCCTCTACTGGAAAAGCAGCTACTGTAAGCGGTGGTCCAACTTATACAATTAATACCGATGCCAATACAAATCATGGATTTGCAACAGGCGACATTGTTAGAGCTAAACGTTTTACAGGTAGTGGAACGTATGACTCTTGGTTGTCCGTTGCTTCAACTCCAAGTACAACACAGTTTACTGCAACAGTTTTAGGAGGTAGTAGTGTTCCTGTAGCTGGATATGAATATGTTAGATTAGGAAGTTCAACAGATACAAATAGACAGGGTGTTATATACATGACTGCCGATGATTCTAATGCTCCCTTTATTTCTATACTTGATGGTGTTTCTGCATACACAGCTTTTAATACATTCTCTACAACTAAAGTTTTATTAGGAAAATTATCGGGTATCACATCTCCGACGTTCGGTACCCTATCAGGATATGGACTGTACACACAAAATGCGTACCTTGAAGGCAACGTAAATATTGCAGGAACTTTAACTGCTGGAGATGCCAATGGTGTAGGAAGTACTTTTTATGCTGGAAATGTCCTAACTAATTTAATACCTAATAGTGAAGCCGCAAGTTTATATTTTACTAGTTTGCATAATATTACGTCTATTACTGATAATAACGTGCATGCCCCAAACCAAACAAAAACTGCGTCCAAGATATTAGTGTCGAATACTTCTGAGTTCTGGATAGAAAAAAATATGCAATCACCTTTATATGTACAGAGTGGTCAGGCATATACCGTTTCTGTATGGTTACTAGCAAATGATACTGAAATAGGTAAAGCGGTTGTTGTTAACTTTTCATTTAGAGCTACTGGTGGAACTACATATGGACAAGGCGCGAAGACTGTAACATTAACTAATAGCTGGCAACGTGTGTCATTAACTGTTACTGCTACTGCTGATTGTGAAAACTTTGATGTTTGGATTAGTAATAGTGGAACTGGTCCATCATGGTTTTATGTTTGGGGAACTATGATAAACATAGGAAGTTATGCTGGAACTTACCAAAAAACAGATGCTACACTAGCTACAATGCTAGGTTCAAATAAAGTAATTAATTCTACATTAGACACAACGGCTAATTATACGAATTGGTATGGAGACGCTTCTATATCAATAGTGAATGCAGGCAAAGGACAAATAACAGGGTCTACTGGAGGGATATCTACAGGTTTAACTGGTAATGCCTTACTAAAACATAGATATTTAGTTCGTGTTAAGTTAAAATTAATTTCAGGCGCCACTACTGTTAGACTATCTAATGGCACTGGAAACTTTTTGTCATGGGTAATTGATTCTACAGAAAGGCAGTATTCTGGAATAGCAGTGGCCAATTATGGCGGAGCCATTTACTGGTGCACTGCGCCCTCACAAACGTATGAAATAGACGACGTCGAGTTATATGAAATTTATGACGCTTATGGAATGTGGTCCATCGCTGGTGGATTTGGTGGGACAATACAGAATCCAGTAGTAAGTGCGAGCTCGGCAGGGCTAAGAGTTCTTGATAATTCACAAACTGCAACAGCTGTTACAGCAGCAGGAACATATATCGGAAAATACTCAGTAAGTGGTTATCAGGCAGTATTAATTAGTTCTGCGGGAATAACAGGCTATACGGGAAGTACGACGGTTACTAATTTTAATTTGCCTACGAGCGGCACCGCAAGTATAGCAGGCTGGTCATTTGATGCTAACAGTTTAACATCAACTAATATAGGTTTGCACTCTGTTGGATATTCTGAAGGTGCAGAGATATTATTAGGGCATGCTACTGCATATGCATCGGCAAAAGTAGGACTTAAAGCTGATGGGTCTGGAAAATTAGCAAGTGGCTATTTAACTTGGGATACAACAGGAAATCTTACAGTCGGAAGTACAGCCGCAGGAGATAATAATGTTTATATCGCTGCACTTGGGAGTTTACAATTCAGAAATGCAACTACAGTTTTAGGTCAATTAGACGGCGCAACGTGGACATTGGGGCAAGATGCAGAATCTAGAATAGTAATTACTAACACGGATTTAAGTTTATATGATGGTGCTGTCACTCCGATCAAAAGAATTTATTTAGATACGACAGGACTAACAATTGGAAAATCAGATGACAATCGGATAACTATCACAGACTCTGCTTTTAGTTTATACGAAGGTTCTGCAGAAAAAATAAATATTGCATCAACGGGTGTTACGGTGTACGGCGCAACTGCATGGGATAAAGCCATGTTAATTGCTGGCGGAATGGAGATATACAGAAATGAATCTTCAGCTACCATTAAAACGGCTATATTCGGTACAACTACCGTATTGGGAAGTGATACAGCAGTAACGGCCACAAGTACGGACGGTTGTATAAGAATAGATAGTACAGGCATAAAATTATTTGAAAATGCTAATGATCGAGTTGAACTTCTAAGTACTGGAATGCATATTTATGAAAGTAATACAGAAGTTGCATCATTTGGGGCAACTTCAACAATAGGAATTGTATCTGGTGGAGAGTATGTATCTATAGCGTCAACTGGAATCGCAATGTATGGAAATGCTGTTCAGAAAGTAAATATTGCAAGTGATGGTACTGGTTGGTTAGGGACAAGTGGAAGTACAGGTATTACTTGGGATGCCTCTGGGAACATGACATTCGGCGGAAGTATAACTAATCAAGGAGAGCCTGTTTCATTAACATATAGCGGGTCTGCTTCTTATACAAATATAGCAGATAACGATAATTTAGATTTTGGTACAGGAGATTTTAGCTTAGAGCTATATCTTAGACCAAACTCGACTTCAGTTGGATGGATAATTACAAAAGGTGCTCCTGAGACTGCATCTGCTTGTGGGTGGGCTTTATATTTAAACAATGGGACGTTATCTGTAGAATTTAACGATGGTGGCACAGTAACAAGTGCCTCATTAATGACTGGTTTAGTCGTTGGAACATGGTATCATGTAGTTGCAGTTTTTACAAGAACAGGAAGTATAACAGGATATGCAAATGCTGTAGTTAAATCGTCATTAAATATTTCTGCAAGAACTAATTCCGTAAATAACACAAATCCTGTTTACTTAGGAGCATATGCCGCTGGAAGTTGTTGGAGTGGATCTATTGCTTATGCCAGACTTTATAATTGCGCAGTAAGCGCTGCTGAAATTGCTACGTTATATAATAATGGTAGACCCGACCAAGCGGAAGTTCCTATTAGATGTAAATGGGGAAGTCAGACTGAATTAGTTACAGGAGATAACTCTACATTTACATCAGGTATTGGTTCCTGGACATTTTGGTACGGCACTGCTTCTACAAAAACGTTGACGGCTACAGGAGGTAAAGGGGTTTTTGATATTGTGGGAGGGTCGGCAAAATATTATATATCTGCATTAGCAAGAAATAAATATCATAGAATAAGTTTTAAAGCAAAAAGTAATTCAGGGACTACGACTATTAATATAAATGGTAATGATACGACTTATATTAGTGGATCAACGGCTGGCGCAGTGACGATTACAGGGACAGAACAAACTTATGTAATGACAATACTATCTGGAAATGCTGCGAATTATCCCACAATTTCAATAGGTGCAGAAACTACAGCTAATTTTGAAATAGATGATTTTTTAATTACCGAAATAGGCTGCGTAGCCGAATATAAAGCAGAGAACTCGAGCTTAGCAACATGGTATGACTCATCAAGTAATGCACTAAACGGAACGAACACAGCTGTTACATTAAGTAATAATTCTAAGATATGGTCAGATGGATTTTATTTAAGTGCTGTAGGCACTACACCCTCGAGAATAGCCGCGGCTAGTTTTACATCGACAGATATTTGGGCGGGTGCTACGATATTAGCAAGCGCAGATACAAAATTCGTATTAGGAGACTTAGGAACAGCAACTCCAAAAATAGCATTAGGTGCAACAGCAGATAGTATAACTGGAACATCAACGTCTGGCATTTACTTAGCAGGCGACGGTACATTTAATTTTGCAACAGATGCAAATAACTATATTCGTAAGACAAGCACAAACGTTGAAGTTGCTTCTCAAGATTTTGAGTTAAATTCTAGCAATTTAGGGCTAAGCGGAAATACAACTTCTTCCTATATTAAAATAGGTACATTAATTAATGCAACAAATCCAGCTGTAACTACATTTGGATTTAGAGCAGATAATGCTGGTAATGTTTTGATTAAAGCAGGAACAGTTGCAAGTAAAAACTATCTATTATTTGATTCAGCAGGATCTGTAAGTATCGTATCTGACACGTTCGATTTATTAACTACAGGGACAAATAAAGTTGGTGTTAACGGAACACGAATTGCTCTTGGAGCGACGTTGCCAACAGCATATAATTCTGGAACAGGCTTCTTCATAGATAATACAGGTGCATTCTTAGCTGGTATTCACACTGGTAATCGTATTCAATGGTCTGGTTCGGAAGTTACAATCGTAGCTACGAATGCGCAGATAACAGGAACAACTGGCTGGCTTGGTGCTTCTGGTGTTTTAAGTTGGTCAGGTTCCACGGTAACTGCGGGTGGTTTTACAATAACGACATCTGCCATATATAAATTAAGAACAGCTTTAGGAAATGCAACAGCAGGTATTTATATTGGAACAGATGGAATTGAGATAGGTGGCGCATCTGCAACTCCATTCTTCAAAGCAACAAGTTCATCAGGCATTATAGCTGGGTTTACTTTTTCAAGTTCTTATTTAACAACAGGAACAAAAGTTGCAATAAATACAGTAAGCGGTACAGGCGTGTATGTTGGTACAGATGGCATATCTTTAGGCACTGCAAATGGTAGTGGAGTATCGCCGTTTCAAGTAACATCCGCAGGAGCATTAACTGCTACGAGCGCAACGATTACAGGTACATTATCTGCAGGTTCTGGTTCATCTATAGGAAGTTGGACAGTTACAACAGGCCTTTCAACAGGACGTCTGTCTGCAACAGATGACTCAAATGCAGGAGTATGGATTGGAGGGGATGGTTTGTCGATGGGCACTACTGGAGCTTCTAAGACTACTCTTCGTAATGATGGCTCTGGATTCTTTGCAGTAGGTAAATTTAGCTGGGATACGAGTGGAGCTATAACGAGCACTGCTACAATTACTGGCGGGACTATACAAACTGCTGTATCAGGATACAATATAAAGTTACTTGCAAGTGACAATTCATTAAATTTTTGCAGCGATGCTACCCCTGTTGTATCCCTTTATAGTCACCCAACGTTTAACTATTTCGTATGGCACAATAACATTGGATTAGATTTTGTACAGTACGTAGGGATAACTTCTGCCAAAACTGTGCATGCAGGGATCTTTGCAATAAATGATACTATAAATATTGATGATGGGGGATTAAAATGGAATTTTCTTATAAATACAGATGGGAAATTATGGTGGAGTGGAGGGGCTTTTACAGATACAGGTGATGTTAATCTTTACCGTTCTGCAGCAAACCAATTGGCTACAGACGATTTATTAAAATTAGCACATAATATTACTAATCCAACAACTACTTCATATGGAATTACATTTGGAGGAACAACTGCTTTAACCTCAGACGTTAATCTGTATCGTTCTGCAGCAAATATTTTAAAAACAGATGGTGCGTTTGTGGCGTCAACATTTAATGAACTTACTTTAACAAAAGCAACGACAGGTTTTACAATAGCTGGTGGAACAACTAGTAAAACTTTAACTGTGAATAATACAATTGCTCTATCAGGAACAGATAGTACTACAATAACATTACCCGCAACGACAGGAACAGTAGCATTAAATAATCAAACAATGTATATAGGTACAACCTCGGTTGCTATTAATAGAGCGTCTGCGCTTATTACATTAACAGGAATTAGTGGAGTTGAAGGGACAGCAGCAGGAACAACTATAGGGACTGTGTATGCGTCTTTGAAAGGATATTGTACATCTGTCGCATCAGCTGTGGGCGTAATTCAGGTACAAGCAGATGGGACAATTGCAGGTGGGTCAGTTCATGCGACTCGTATAAGTTTCTTTACATCTGGACCTACGACAGCGACAGAAGTAGAAAGAATGCGCTTAGATAAAGACGGAATGTTAACAGTAGTAGGCAATGTGGTTGCTTATGGAAGTTTATCAGACGCTAGATTGAAAGATAGTGTTTATAAATACGAATCGGTGTGGACTTTATTTAATAAAATAGATGCCGTACGCTTTACCTATAATGATAAATTTTACACACCAGGAGTTCAATCATTTGGATTTATAGCACAAGAAGTTGAAAGATTAATCCCTGAACTTGTTTATGAGACTAAATTACTTAATGGTGACACAGTCTATAAAGCTCTTTTATACGAAAAATTTACGCCTATTTTATGGAAAGGAATGCAAGAAGTAACATCAGAAATCGACATACTTAAAGCAAGAGTAAAAGAGTTAGAGGAAAAACTAAATGGCAAGAACTAACTTATCTCTAAGTGCTTTAGGAACAGCCTGTGGAACGGCTGCAAATTTAAATGCTTGTAGTGGAGGAACCAGTCAAGTATCTTTATTAGACTTCGCAGTAGACACTTTTAACGCCCCATCTGGGCCTACACTTATAAATTCTACAGATCCAGCCGATACATTTACATATACGGTTACAGGCACATCTCTTGGTTCTAAGTTTTTAACCAGAATTGCAGCAGTTACTGGGAAGGTTGAGTGGGGTATAACTGGTGCGGCTACTACTACTATTGCAACAACATTTTTAGACACTAGTGGTGGAATGACCTTTACTTTAAATTCTAATGGAGATCCTATCAGTGATGCCTTTAGTGTATACTATAAGGTAATAGACGGTTTTAATGTTAACGCTACTGGATACAATACTCAGAAAACATTGTCAGTTTCGTATTCATATGATACGGGGTGTTTTTTGTTGGGTACTAAAGTACTGATGGGAGATAATACTTATAAAAATATTGAAGATATTAAAATTGGTGATTTTGTTGTGTCATTTGATTTCAACTCACGTCTATATTTTCCAAAACTAGTAGAAAAGACACTGGTACATAAAGCAAATGAATATTGGATTATAAACAACAAGTTAAAAGTAACTCCTAACCACAAACTCTGGGTTAATGACATTTTGTCTACAGTTGGTAAAATAAAACGGGGAGATTTTTTGCGTAATGAACATTATGAACGTGTGTGGGTATACGATATACAGAAACGGATTGAGCTGAACCCATTCCATACATATAACCTAAAGGTAGCCGACACACATAATTATCTTGCGGAAGGCCTACTAGTACACAACAAATGCCCCTTTGTTTATACTTCTTACCAAGGGGTTGAGACTTGTCATGGGACAATTTTGACTAACTTTAGTGGGGTGGAAGGTATAGATACTAAAGACATTACCCTGCCATTTGACACCATTATAATACGAGAAATTGAACCCGAAACCTCACATTTTCAAGAACTATGGTTTGGAGGTATTAAGCTTGCTGGATCCTTTACACTGGATCAGGGAGAGGAAAAAATCTTTAAAATAAGTAATACAGAAGGTACCACTTTATTTGCACGTGGGCACTATAATGCGTATATTTAGTTAAGCAGTTTGACAGACTAAGTCAAAATGCGTATATTATATTATAAATAAATGCAAGCTAAGATGGACAAAACTTATACTCTTTATAAAATGAATTTTCCAAATGGGAAATGTTATGTGGGAGTTACCAGCCAAGTATTTAGTATAAGAATGGCTGGGCACAAATATCAAGCATCTTTAGAAGGTAAAAAAGCCAGTAAACAACCTGTACATAAAGCTATTAGAGCTTTTGGCTGGGACAATGTAGAAATTGAAGTGTTAGATAAAGAAATTCCTAGTGAGAATATAGATACTCTTGAAATAAATACTATTGAAAAGTATGCCAGTTTAATTACTATTAATGGGTATAATATTTCTCCTGGTGGGGTGCTACATAAGGAACATTCTAAAGAAACTAGAGAGAAAATAGCGAAGGCTCATTTAGGTAAACAACCAAGACTTGGGGCAGTACTTTCACAGGAGACTAAGGATAAAATTTCTAAAGCGCATGTCGGCAAAGTTATTTCAGAAGAAACTAAACAAAAATTAAAAGGGTTAAATACTGGAAATAAGTTTGCTGCTGGAAACAAACATACAGAAGAGTTTAAGAAAAGACAAGCAGACAGATTAAAAGGAAATAAAATTAATTTAGGTAGAAAATGTTCAGAAGAGAATAAATTAAAAAGTTCTGAACGTATGAAAGAACATTATAAAAATATAAAACAAATCAAGGCACAAAACATATGATTCGCATTCGCTTAGGTGAAATAGTTGACGCAGAGGCAGTATTTGGTAAACTAGATACTCTCTCAAAAGAAGGAAAATTAGAATTTAAGACAACTTATAAAGTCTCTAGATTAGTCAAAAAAATTCAACCTGAATTACAAGACTACTACGCAGAGAAACAAAAACTACTTGAAAAATTTGGAAAAGAAGTCACCGCAAAAAATGAAGACGGAACTGAAAAATCTACTGGTCAATACCAAGTAGAAAATGTAGACGAGTTCATGAAATATATGAAAGAATTACTCGGAATAGAAGTAGAACTTTCTAATGTATTCGCTTTCAAAGTTGAAGAGCTTGAAGGTGTAAATGACCTGTCCGTTGAAGATACTATTAGACTTGGAAAATTCGTAGAAGACCAGGCAACTGAAGAAGAAAAAGAGAGAAAATCGATTAAACTTAGCATCCCTGAGCCAGTGGCTAAGGAAGCAGAAAAAGAATAAATATATTTAATAGGCAGGGCACAAAATGTGCCCTGGCTTATTCAAACTAAGAGGAATTTAAAAATGAGGAATTTAGATATTGTCGATTACGTGATCAATTCAGAACTTGAAAAGATTGCTAGTGTTGTCGACCAGTGTTCTGATAAAACAAAAACAGCGTATGTGCCCTCATACGAAGAAGAACTACAGCGAGCACCGAAAGACTTTGCACTAATTCTTCATGATTCAAAGGGTGAAGATTTACGCAAGTTTGCGATGTATAATTCAGAGCTTACTGAACTTAACATGGCTTTCTTGGTAACCAACATGACAACTCTTCCTGAAGAGATTGTCAAGACTGCTGCAACTAATCTGACTTGTGCAGCTAAAAGATTTAAATTAGACGTGCCAGAAGACTTGCAGAAATATGCTTCTACGAAGTATACTACTCGTATTGTAAATACAGACGAGATAGATGAAAAAGCTTTTCATGAAAAAACAGCTAAAGCTAAATGCAAGCCAGAATCAACCAAACACGCACTCCATGGAAAATACCCAATTAACAATAAAAAAGAAATTGAAAAAGCTGCTGCTTGGTTTGAGCGGAATGTAAATCGTTTGTCGATTGATGAGATTGATGAATTTGTAACTAACATGAACAGCGTAGAAGCTCCTATAGAAAAATACGCAGAGCTAAGTAAGACTGCCTTTAGCGAAAATTTTTACAATCATTTAAACATTCGTAAAGCTCAACTTCGTGATAACGATGAAGACGGAGCAGAATTGTATAATGATCTGCTAAGGCGTGCGGATGAAATCGGTGTTGAGAAATGTGCGTATGTTCTTGAAGTTATTGATAAAGAACTTGGACTAGATGAATATTATGGTAGTGTAATTCCTAATGCTTATGAAAGTACTTATGGAGTTGTAAAGACTGCTGGGGTAAAAATTGGAAGTAAGTTAGTTACTACTGATATGATTAAAAAAGCAAATCCAGAAGACTTGAGTGTTTTATTAGGCAACGATGTTACAAAAGAATTAAGAGGACCAGAAGGATTAGCAGTGTTGGAATCGCTTCCAACGCCGATTAAACTTGAATTAGCGGAGCTATTATAATGGACAAAGCAGAACAAGTGTTTGAAAAAATTGCCATATCTACAGGACTTGTGGAAAAGGCGCTTACTTCTCGTGCAAAGAGATTGTTAAATGCAGGAAGTAGTTTAAGTGGCGATGCTCTTGCAATGAGAACTTTAAAACAGGTGGGCCACATGGAACCTGACTTTAAAGGTACAGCGATTATATCTGCAATTGCTGATGTTAACCATCCCAACGCAATTACAAGATTTAATACTGGTAGGGCATACCCAAATATAACTACCAATACAGTTAAAAATATTGGTAGATAATGGACAGTTTAACAGTAAAGATTTATAACAAGACATTTGTGTCGGTACCTAGTGATAGTAACGTCGTGCATAACAACGTAACCATAAACTCGGTGTCATATAAATACGAAGCATGGGCGTGTTTGGTTTTGCTGTTTGCGTTTGTCGTGGCGTACGTGCTAAAAAAACCTATGACCATAACACACACAACTAACTCAGCACCTACCAATGTACAAGTACCTTATATGTTTCCAGCAGACCATACCGCTGGAATAAGACCATACGTACCTTCGACTACTGCAAATAGACAAATTGATATGAGCGGTTTAACAGATATTAATATAACCAACGAAAAATTATGAAGTCAATCGATATAGGGACAAATACAATAATTTGTGTAAGCGATACGGGAACTACTTTACAACGTGACGCATTTTTAAGCCTGGCCAGTATGAATACTTCTAAGAGTACTCTCAAAAAAATGGGTGTTTCATATATCGAACTTAGTAATAAGTTATATGTAATAGGTACAGAAGCTAATGAGTTGGCGGCAATTTTTAATAACTCAGAACTACGCAGACCTCTTAAAGACGGAATGCTTAATCCAAATGAGCAAGACGCGCTTCCTATACTTGCTACGATTATTAAATCATTACTTGGTGAACCAAATGTGAAAGATGAGGTCTGTGTATATTCAGTTCCAGCTCCCCCTATCGACGTTGAGCACGAAATTGATTATCACAGTGACGTGCTAAATACTATTATAACCAATCTTGGTTATAAGGCACAAGCCCTTAATGAAGCAGTTGCGGTTGCTAATGTCGGACTTGCAGACAAACAATTAACGGGAATTGCAATTTCAATTGGAGCGGGGCTAACAAATATAGCCATTATGTATAAAGGTATTTCTGTTTTAACTTTCAGCATCAGCAAATCTGGAGATTGGATCGATCAGATGGCCAGTAAAGAATCTGGATTAACCGTAGCAAAAATTCGTAGTATAAAGGAAAAAGGAAATTACAGTATTTCTAGTTCTGCTATCGAAGTTAGAACACGAGAACAAAATATAATTCGTACTTATTACGAAGCATACATAAGATATTTATTAAAATATATCGAAGTTCAGTTTACAAAAAATACAGATATGCCCAACTTCCCCGCCCCTGTTGATATCGCAATTGCAGGTGGAGGAGGGCTCGTAAACGGTTTTATCGATGTGTTCAAGGAACAATTTACACAAAAAAACTTCCCCATAGAAATTTCGGATATCAAGTTAGTAACAGAACCGCTTAGTGCAATAGCCCGTGGGCTTTTTGTCGAAGCGGATTTAGGAGAATAAAATGGCCAAGGAAAAAGATACTGTACAAAGTGATGCGGTGCGTAATGCTGTTACAGGCGCGGCTGCAGGAACTGCTGCTGCATTAATTACTAATCCAGTTTCACAGATTAGCAATATGAAAGCTAGTCATCCTGAATTGCACGGTAATAAAAAATGGCATCAGGTTGCTAGAGAGCTATACAAAACACCTTCTTATGATAAGCATCAAAAAACTATTGTTAAGGATATTAACAAGCTTAAGGATGCACTAGATTCTGACGCAGGAATAGAAGCAGCATCTGGGCTATCACACGAACGTGGGCTTAAACTTAAAACTTTAGAAGATACGCTTGCACGTACGAAACCTGGAAAAATGGGCATCCGTGCATTTTATTCAGGCTTTGGTACAAAGGCATTAAACAATGCTTTGTTTAGTGCAGCTATGTTCGGATCCATTGGCATGTTTAAACATTTATATGATAAAGCAAAAGATAAAAAAATAAACGTAAGCGTGGTGAATGAAGCAAATGGATAATGAGTTATTAATGGGTTTACTAAACGAGAACGAACCATTAGAGCCTGAAACATTGTATCAGCTATTTCCAAACCTATCTCCTCAAGAAGTTCAAAGATTACAAGTAATAAAGTTAGCAATCCATACTAATCACATACACGAAGATATGGACGTTTTTGAAAATGCTGTGCATGCAATCAATGGGTTAGATATAGATATTTATAAAACCGAAGGATGTAAACCAGAGTGGATTTGGTTTGCAGTTCAGTTTCTTGAGAGAGTTAAACATCGTGAGTATTCAGATGAAGTTTTAGAATATATCAAATGGAATTATAATGACTCTGGGATAAAATTTTATCCGCCCATGTTCCCTGAAGAGATGAACCCGCTGCTGCAGGATGTTATTTATAAAGCTGTAAAAGGACCTTTCCCTTTGCAAGAAAATTTTTTGGATATACAAGCACTGCATTATTTAAAAATACAAGAATACGTGAAAAATAAAATATGAGCTGGCTAGTTTATTTAATTTCATTTTCTAATGGGAAACATTATGTTGGAGTAACCTCACAAGGTTTACCTGTTAGAATGTCCAAACATAAATACGATGCGTTTAATAAAAGAAAGAAAAATAGTAATTATAATTATCCCCTGTATAAAGCAATTAGAAAATATGGTTGGGAAAACATAAAATTTTCAATTTTACACGCAGAAGTTTCTGAAGAAACTGTAGATGCTCTAGAAACAATCACCATAGAAAAATACTCTTCGCTAATTAGTAATAATGGTTACAATATTTCGTTGGGCGGAGTATTACACAAACAGTACAGCATAGAAACAAAGAAAAAAATGTCCGCTTGGCAGGTTGGAAGAAAAATGAGCGAAGCTGCAAAACAAAAAATGGCAGAAGCAAAGTTTAAACCAGTTGCTTGCTATGATTCAACTGGAAAACTGGTCAAAGTTTATAAAGGCAGCAGAGACGCCGAAAAGATTGACGGCTACAATCATGGGGCGATTACTCAGTGTGTACTTGGCAAAAAAGCTACACATAAAAAATTAATTTGGAAATACTATAAGGAGAATGAAGTTTAAATGGTAACAGAATACACTGAAGAAATGATGAGTTCTGCCGTTAGAACGGTTAAATATCCCTCGCCTTTTTTCGATATCGCCTCGACGTATCTTCCTAAGAATATAAAAACTTTATTTAAGTTTTGTAGAGATTATTTTAAAACAAATGGTTGGCTACGTAATGTAATAACTAAGTTAGCTACGTATCCAATAACAGATTTGTTATTTGATTCTAGCATAGACCAAAAAACTAAAAAAGAATTGTCAGAAGTTTTAAATAATAAACTTCGTATTAAATCTTTTCTTATAGAAGTTGGGTTGGATTATTATACCTATGGTAACGTTTTTATTTCTACGTTCTTAAAAACAAAAAGATTCTTAAAATGTTCAGCATGTGGAGAACAGAACCAATATGAGTCTGTAAAAAAACTGAAACTTCGTAACTACGAGTTTCATGGAAATTGCCCTGTTTGTGGAAAAGATAATGTTTTCTTTACAGCAATTGACGAGCCTATAAAATCTATTAATAATTTTAGACTGGTTAGATGGTCACCTGATAATATAGACATAGATTTCAATCCAATTACAGGATCAGCTACATACTACTATTCAATTCCAAATAAGATTAAAGCACAAATAATAGCAGGCAATACTGTTATTCTTAAAGATACGCCACTTGTGTTCTTAGAAGCTTTAAAAAAGAATCAGAAGATAGAACTAGAACCTGATAACCTGTATCATATTAAATATCCGAGCCTTGCCGAAGAAGACATGGGATTTGGTATCCCGATGATATTACCTGCATTAAAAGAAATTTACTATTTACAGATTCTTAGAAAAGGTAATGAAGCTATTGCTAATGACCATATGGTTCCTAAAAAAACTATTAGCCCAGCAAATACAGCTACGATGGACCCCTTCACGCAAATGAATCTTGGCAAGTGGAGAGGGGAAGTTGAGCAGACCATTAAAAAATGGAAGCTTGACCCTAACCATATAGCGATATTTCCTATTCCAATGCAGTATCAAGAATTAGGCGGCAATGCTAAAATGTTAATGGTTACTCCTGAAATGAAATTCACGGAAGAAAGTATTATTAACTCGTTAGGTGTTCCTCTTGAATTTATTAAAGGGGGAGCTAGTTGGACTGGCTCATCAGTCTCACTAAGAATTATCGAAAATGGTTTTATAAACTATCGAGAGTTTCTTGGTGATTTCTTGAATTACTTTTTACTACCTAAACTTACAGGACTACTTGGGTATCCAGAAGTCAAAGTTTCATTTAAGAAATTTAAAATGGCAGATGATAGCGAAGCTAAACAACTCGCGATACAACTTAATGCAACTGGTAAAATATCTGATCCTAAACTACTTGACGAATTTGGTTATGACTCAGAAGAAGAGAATGAAACACTTCGTAAGAGCAGGTTATCCTCTCTGGAAGACATGGTTAAAGACTCAGAGAAACAAGCGGAAGGTCAAGGTAAGGCACAAGTTATACTTGCCGTTTACCAAGCGCGTGCTCAAAAAGCTATGACTGATGAACAGTTCAGAGCTAAGGCAGAGTTATTCGAGAATGAGATAGCTCAAGAAAATGGAAGCATTCCAGAAGATCCTTATAGACTTATTGACAAGTATGCTATAGAACTCCTTAACTTACCAGTAGAATTCCAACAACAAAAATTAATGGAACTGCAGAAAAAAATGCCAATTACCTTTACAATGGTAATGGAACGTATGACAATGTATCAAGCGCAGATGATGCAAATGATGCCAGAGCTTGCACAACCACAAGGACAAGGTAAACCCAAGAATGGGAAAGCTCCTAATCATAAAGGACCTGGAAAACGTGAAGGCGATAAAGTAAAACAAACTAAAGATGATAGTAAGAAAAAGCATGGGCCTACAAAAGGTTCAGTGTAAATATCAAAATTTTTAAGGTAAAAAAATATGAGCATGGAGAAATACGGAACTTACAATATATTTAAAAATGTGGAAACAAGCGAGATCAAGCGCGTTCCACTTGCAGACCAAGAAGAAATGGTTAAAACTGCAAATTCACTAGAATGGGAATTAATTGATAAGGAACCAGAGGAAGATAATGAAGGTAAAGGATTCGACGTTAAAGCGGGTTCGTAAGTTCATCTTGGATGAAACGGAAGAACGTGAGAAGTACGAGCATATAATAAACAACCCTAAGTACATCGTCACACGCGAGGAATTCGCATACGATCGACTAGGTAGGGCTGTTACAACTATTTGGTATGAAGAAGAGGACTAATTGTCCTCTTTTTTCTTTTTAAGTTCTTGGAGTTCATCATATAATAATGTTAGCATAGCCAGTAAGGGATCTAACGCTTTTTTGAATTCCTCTGCTGAGATAGGTTCGGTTACGACTTTAGGAGGAGGTACGAATATATTTGAATTTACATAGCTTGTATTCCCTTTTATAGTCAAACCACCTTCGCTGGGAAAAGTTATTCCACCTTTATCCATGTCCATTAATTTCTCTGATTTCATCTTGTAATAATTTTATCCTGTTTGTAATTACTTCACATACGTTGTTTAAATCTGTCAGTGTAGCGTAGAAAGGTCTGGAAGCTACGTAAAGTTTTGCGGTTGGGTTAACAGTTCCAAGCCCAATATTACCTCTGCTATCTATTCTAAATACCTCTTCCATTATAGTTCATTAATGATTTTATTTAACTGCTCTCTTATCTTATTCCAATCGTA